TGCTTTTCGGTTTCTTCGCTCTCATATAGGTGAGAGATTGCGCCCGATGACCAGCCAACTTTGCCAGCTTCAACCATGCCATAGACCGCACGCTCGTATTCATCACGCATATTTAATTGCGCTTCAATCCACACGCCCAACTCATCGAACTTCAATTCGCTTGTACCGATGATCTTAGCCTTTAGCGTGCTATCCATGCCGTGATGATAAACCACTGGCGGGGTTGTATTCGTTCCGAATTCAGTTTTAGCAGTAAAGAAGTCGTCTTCTAAGTCTGGCATTTCTTGGTTACTAAAGCGGACGAGATACCCGACGACCTTGCCATCACCCAAAGCCTTGACGGTATCACCAAAAAAGATATTTTCCATAATAAGTCTCTCCTATAACACAAAAGCGGCACATGCAACAAAATCACCTTTTCAGGCTTTGTTACATGCACCGCAAAATCGTTATTTGCCTCTAGTGCAATTTATTTAATTGTTCTTACTAAGGGCATTATAGCACCTTCGTTCTATTTTTGCAAATCGTTTATAAATCTTTGAACTGCTTGATCTGCTGCTCTCAGCATCCCTTTTTTGTTGCCTTTTTTGTTGCTAGGATTTTCTATGTCTTTGATTTTACGCCAGCCGACTAATTTATTAAGCCGCGCTTGCCTTTTGTTATCATAACTCCATATGGCATGTTTGACGCGGTTTACTATGTTTGCGCCGCTTTTAGTTTTCACAACTTCCCAACCGTTGCTCATTTCATGTGTTCTGTTGTTTCGTCCTGGCTTTATCTTGCCAGTTCGCAAAGCCCAAAAAAACCACTTTCTCTGCTTGTCAGTAAAAAAGGTTTTTCCATAGGCGCGTTTGCGCTTTATCGTTTTGTATCTCGGCTCATGCTTTAGCCCGCGCCTTTTGTTGCCGACTAGGTACTTCGCCGCCGCTCTCGTTGCCACTGGACTCATTCCACGCTTTAGCCGCGTCATGTTGTTTCTTTTCGCCAAGCCTCGTGTCACTATCTTTGTGCTTATCATTGCCGAATATCCTTGACCAGTTATCGCTAAACTTTTTTGAATAGCCGAATTTATATTTATGCCATGCTTCGTTATTATCTGTCATATAGTGATTATACCATCGGCGGGAATTGTCGCCTTCTTTTCCGTTGGCATTAGTTTACAATCGCAACGCCACCCGCCACAAGTTAGCATCTCATTGGGCGGGTTTTGCGGCTTGTATTGGCTATTCGACCATTGGAATTTAGTCGCAACCTTTCCATGCAGACCAGCGCACTCAGGACAATGTTCCTCAGTTGCGCCAAGCGTCCACTCCATCAGGTCGCCGTCTTTCGTAGCACGCGCCGCCGCCATGTTTACAACGTCATTATACCTAAAGGCTCTTAGTTCAATCTTGGGCTTAAATATCGTGGACGGAGGACGGGGGTCTTTGTCTCTGTTTTCTAATATCTCGCTCGCAAATTCTAGAATAAAAAACTCTTCGCTGTTTATAACGCTATTAAGTTCCAGGTCCATTGCACCCGTCATGTGCTTGGGGTCATGTCCCGCCGCTCTCAGCCCTTCGCGGTATGCTCTTGATAGCTGGTCTGTTATCAAATCGGCAACACGACCAACGAATGTTAATTCATCCACCCTGTAATTGTATAAATCATAAACCGCACGCTGTAAAGCGTTTCTGTAGCCCGTGAAGGTCTTTATAAGTTCGGTGATTTCAGCGTCCCTATAGTACACACCTTTTCGAGCCATGTAATCAGAGACAACGCGCAAAACTATCAGTGATTTATTTTTCTTCACGAATTATTATTTCCTTACGGTTACGTTCGGCGTTGGCACTTCGTTATTGACTACAATTTGCGCGGGTTGCATCTCGCTGACCGCCTTCGCAAATTCTGCGGCGATTTCTTCGGGTGTTGCGCCTTCCTTGCCCTTTACCGTCATATTGAAAACCTGTGTCACTGGTTGGGGGGGCGGCGTATCATCTTGCAACGCTTTGATGATGTTATCCATTAGCCCGTTTAACTCTTCTTTTTCGTCTGGGATCTCATCTTCTAAATAATCACTAAACAGCGACCTTATACCGCTCTCAGTTTTCTGCGCCTTCAATGCGCCGCTGATTTCTTTCGCTAAACTCTGCGGGATGTTGTCACTCTCAAACTCACACCACCCGCCAACGCGCAAAGCCTTACGCCGCCATTTTAGCAAGTCGCCCCGCGCCTTCGTTTCTATCGGCTCGTCTGGCTCTGCTTCTGTTTCTTCGATTGGCTCTGTTTCTGTTGCAAAGACTTCCCCGAAGTCCTGCGGGAAATCATCGTCCGTGATGCCCACTAAATAAGCCGCCGCTTTTGGGGTCAAGCCGCCAACGCCGTAATTTACAAAAGCGTTACTAACATCTAAATCGTCTTTCTGCATGGTGGCGTGCCGCTCTGGGAAGAAGTCCAAAGTATACCCAATTTTCACCATGTCAAAATCTAAGTTGATAACGTCCGCAATATCAAAGAGCCGCGTACCAAGCCGCGTGGTGAATGACCGCCCGTACTCCGAAGCGGTCGCCATATTCGCGGCATCGTCAAAGATTTCAGAAACAGGTACACCATGAGCGGCGATTACCGCTACGGCGTTTGGCTGCCTACCGCCCTCGAAATCCAGTTCTTCAGCGGTCATGCTAATCCGCTGAACTTCCGTTCCTTCAAATACTGGCATTACCCTATTTTCAGGGCTTGATTTACTAGACGGATTGAACACGCGCCAGAAGAAATTTTTTACCCTGTCCCGCTCGGATTGCGCCGTCCCCTGCGGTACTACTATCAGAGACACGGGGAGCGGGTTTTTGTATAGCGTGTTTTCAGCTTGGCTAAGATTATATAATATTTCAGTTGCTAGCCTCGTTGCTGTTCCTGCTATGCCGCCCGCTTGGTACTCTCTCAAGCCTAGCTTACGAAAAACAAAAAGGTCATCAGCGAGAACGTCAATCTCGCCGCCTTCCGTGCTTCGCTTATAATTGGTATAACCTATTGGGTTTTCTATGCTGTTAGGGTCGGGGGTCATGCTGGACGGGTCAAGCCAACGCAAGCCGACCAATTTGCCCGAGCCGTTGCGTAGTTTATACCAATAGGCTGTTCCTATCAGTTGCATTGCTTCATCCGTGCGGCGAAGCAATTGCCTTAGTTGAACGGGAAATGGCGCGTCCTTCGTCACCTCGTCACCGCGCCGCCATTCGTGCTCTATCTCGCTAATTCGCGCCCCGCGTCTATCCATTGCAGCGAAAACGTAAGGCACTAATGAAGCCATCGAAGCCGCGCTTGTTTCAGTCTCCCCAAGTATGCTCTCAAGAACGCCGAAATTCTTTAGAGCGTCCACTTTGCCGTCACCGTTCTGAATGTATATACCAGCCTTTAGATTTTCCATTGTTACCATTCCCACGCGATAACCGCGCTATTTGTTGCCGTATCATCTAAATATCTTATAGGGTCTAAGATATGGTCATTTTCTTTATTCGGCTCGTCTTTTGTGCCTGTGTTCGTTTTCTTCCAAGTATAGCTCTCAAATTCCATAATAGCATTTTTACATCTAGGATCTACTGTCAATCGAGGTAATCCGTCACGTTGTACCGCTAATTTGTCTTGCACGTTTTGTATTCCATCCAGTACGCGACCCTTTGCAGATACCGCTGGTACGTTGTTATTTCTCAACTCTGCAATCAGCCCAGCCGCCGCCGCGTCTACCGCGTCAATTGAGATTTCAGCACCGTATCTGCGTACAAGTTCCATATAATAAACCGCACGCTTCACAACTTCGCTTTGAAGTTTGCCGCGCTCATACCACTCTCTGAAAATATGCCAACGCCCGTCACCGTCCTCGCCTACTAAAATTATAGTAGCGGGATTGGTATAGCCTTCATCCTGCGCAAGCATCCATCGTTTCATCTCAGCACTATTGCGCCGCTTCACATGGATAGACGGGTCGAACATCTCATATATTGCGCCCTCTGCCATAACCCAAAGCCCATCACGCAAGCGCAAACGCATAACGCCCGTTAGCTTATTCAGCGTTTCGATGTATGCTTTCGGGTTGTGCGGGTTATCCGTTGCCTTGCTGTAATATACGGATGCTTCACCGCCTAGTATTAGCCTTTGGTTTATCCAGTGATTCGGGCGGTCTGGGTTGGTTGTATATATAATCTGCGTCCAATCAGCCGCCGTGCCACGCATACGAGTTAGAATAAGATTATGATCATCTTCTGTTAGCGCGTTAGCCTCCTCAAACCAAGCAATATCCACGCGCCCATCTTTACCAATAGACTTAAGAGCTTCTTGCTGGTCTTTGCCTTGCATACCGACAACCCACAATTCAGAGCCGTTATTATATTTGAAAAGTCCTGTACTCTTGACAAGCCTTCCCCAATTACTATCCCCCTGCACGTTGCTATTCAAAAAAGGCACAACGGACTTACCCGCCGCTGTTTTATCTTTGCGCCCGATGATACCCGTTGCACCTGCATATTTCAATAAATAGGCGTGCACCTTCTCTGCCGCTATCTTTGACTTACCACCACCAGCCGAGCCTGTGAGTAGCAAGACAGGCGACTTATCACGAAAGGGCGCAATCTGCCAATCAAGCGGCGCATAGATTGATTTAATCGCCATCGTCCCAATCATCAGGGTTTACCACTGCGTAACCTTTTAACTCTTTCCCCGCGCTCGTGATGTCGGTACGCTTCGGGGCTTCGAGACCTAGCAACGCGGAGCGGTCTTTCTGCACGCCGCGCGCTTCCCTGTAATCATGCGTAGACAGTGCTTTATTCCATAGAAACTCGTACCGCTCTTTTGCCTTGCCTGTCTCGTATTCTAAATCTGTCTCAGCACCCGCTTTTATGATTGCGGTCGCCTTCGCAATG